CTACTGGAGAGAAAATGGATTCTCTTAATAACCAGCAAGAGCGCCCAATAGCTAAATGCTAAAGATATAGTCCAACCCTTTAAGAAATTAATGGAAAAGTTGGTCCTCTATGGGTCAAGGTAAATAACTTAAATATTTTATTATTGATATAATGTATAAACTATATTATATAGTGTAATATCTTATATGGCTGATTCATATACTCCTATAAAAATTGTTGATGTCGCTGACGAGCTTTATCGCGAAATGGGCGAACCAAATGATTGGACTATCGCTTCTATAGCTTGGTGGCTTAGAGCTAATCTTGGCGACCTTAATATTTCAATTAATAAAAGATTTTATATTGATGAAACTACATTAGAAATCTTGTCTGCACCAGAAAGCGGAGATATATTTACTAGCGTAGAAAAGAGTATATTTAAAATGCTTTTTGCTACTCATTTTTATGAAAGATTATTAAGAAATGCTCTTGGCGCAGCTAGTACAGATAGTGTTATAGAGATTAATCAAAATGGATTTAGTGCTAGAAAAATTAATAAAAATGAACTAGCTAAAACTTACGCTCAATTTAGAAAACAGATTAACGACGAATTACAAACTCTTATAAAGGGTTATAACTTAAATGAAGCTCGTCCACTTCAAGTCGCTGGAGACGATACTATTCCAGCTGCAGATAGACCTTATTCATATAATTCATTTATAAGAAATATAGAAAACTTATAATTATGGCAACTAGCTTTTTAAGTACCTCTGATCAATCATGGTATGAAAACGCTGTTGATACCTGGTTTGAAACTTTTAAAAAACAAATAGTTGTTCATAAAGAACCAATTAAAAACATAATTCAAAATACAACAAACCAATTATTAGGATATGAAGAAAATTCTAATATAGTTGATTATACATATACTCCAAGAAATCAAACTTTTGATGCAGTAATAAAATATAACCCAACTGATAATTTAGAAGAAAATCCAGAAATTAAAATTAAATTTATAGATCAACTTGTGCAAATTTACGTTAAACAAGACGCAAAAGATTATATTAGCGCAGACAGAACAGAAAAAATAACATTTGATGGCAAAACATTTAATATTTATAGTACTAGCATAACAAAACATTATCAAAATGCAACATATTATATGTACTATTTAAGAGAGACAAGCTAATGAAAAGGGTTAATATAAATTTTGATAAAGCATTAGCGAATAATAAAAAATTTGAAAAAAACGCTGTTAATGTTGTTGCTAATAAATTTGATAAAGCTCAAGAAATGTTTTTAAATGAATTCAATTCAAATCCAGTAACAAAAGAAATCGAAGCTGGACCTACTGCTCCAAACGTTTCAAATACTTTAGGCGGAATAGGAAATTTATTTAGCTTTATTGGTTTTAATAGTACAGATAATCCTATAGAGGAACTAAGAGATTTAATTAAAAATAGTTTCAAATTATCTAGGAAAAAAAGTTCAAATTCTATACGTTTTGAAATTGAATATCCAAATTTAAATAAAATAAAAAATGTAACTCGTATGCCTTGGGAAAATGGAAATAGTTGGGCTATCGGGATTGAGAGAGGTATATCTGGATTTAGTAGTTATATGTATAAAAGATTTATTGAAGGAAGATCAAAAGAAGGTTTACAAAGCAAAAATAAAATTAGAAGTAATACCTTTAGAACAACAAAATATATATCTGGTATGATAAATAATTTTGTTAAAAATATAGAAAAAATTAAATGAAAGTACAATTAGATAATCTTTTAATGTCAAGTATGCTTATGTGGATGGATCATGTGATCTTGAAAAAAGGAGAAGCATATAAAAATTTCTCTAGTCAATTTTATCCAATTACAAATATTTATAATGGATTTTATACTTATGGATTACCTTTTAAACAAGTAGTTTGTGATAGTTCTATCAGTGGCGCTAATATACTTTCTGGAGTTTATGTTAATAATAGTTTTAAAAGTATAGGTCAAAGTAATTTAACTGGTATAAGTCCTCAAAATGGTCAAGTTTATTTTACTTCTAGCCAAAATACCAATTCTATTAGTGGCAATTATGCAGTTAAGGATTTTAATTTATATTTAACAAATCAACCAGAAGAAGAGATTTTATTTGAAAGTCAATATCAAGCAAGACCTAAAACCACTCAGACTCCTACTGGTTTAGCTATAGAAGCTATAACTTATCCATGTATATTCCTTAAAAATAATGGAGGTATTAATCAACCATTTGCTTTTGGTGGTCAAGATAATACTCAAATATTGGTTAGAGCAGTAGTTATGGCAGATAATATGTTTAATTTAGATGCACTTTGCAGTATATTAAAAGACACAGCTAGAGACTATGTACCATTAATTAATAGTCCATTTAATAATTTTGGTGGATTAGAGAATGGTTATTATAACTATGATAGTTTAACCCAAAATATTGATGTTGGAGTTAATGGGTTCTATATTTCAGAAGTAAATGTTAGCAAAATATTCGCTAATTTAAATGCAAGAAATAACCAAGTATTTCCAGCTTTTATTGATTTTACTCTTAATAATATCAGATATCCTAGAGGATAAAATTAGTTTCTCATTCTTTTTTTATTACTGTAATAATAGTTACAGATTTAAAATAGGAGAATAATAATATGGCAAGAAAAAGAGTAATTTATCAAAGTGAAGCACTTTTTGTAGGTGGAACTGGAGATGCTACTCCAAAACAATTAAACCGTGTACAAAGTGCAAATTATAGTTTTGAAGTCACAAGACAAGACGTTAATCAATATGGTCAATTGGCCGCTATTGATCGTATTATCCTAGAACAACCAACAGTTAATTTTGATTTTTCTTACTATTTAAATTCTGGAGAAAACGAAAAAAATTTAGGATTTTCAGTAGCAACTGGCATTGGCAGTCTTACAACTGGAACTCCAGCTTTATCACAAATTTTGACTGGCGGAAAAGATACCAATAATTATTATATTCTAACAGTTGGTGAAGGTAAAGACGCAAATATCGATGGTAAATCTGGTGGAAAAGTTATCGGTATTGGAAATGGATTCTTATCATCTTACAGCATGGAAGCCTCAGTAGGAAATATTCCAACTGTTTCAGTCAATGGTGAAGGAATGAACATGAGATTTTATGCTAATACTGATAGTCAAACTCTTCCAACTATTAATCCAGAAGATGGTTCTTCTGTAGTTGGTACATTTACAATTCCAACACCAGTTACTGGTGATGGATACTCTGCTCTTCGCCCAGGAGACGTAGATCTAACAATTGCTGGTTCAACTGGAGTTGTAGCTTCTGATTTAAAAATTCAAAAAGCTTCAATTAAATTTGATCTTGGTAGAGATCCAATTCAAAAACTAGGAAGCAGATTTGCCTTTACAAGAGAAATCAAGTTCCCAGTTACAGTAACAATGAGCGTTGATGCTATCATGGGTGATATTGAAGCTGCAAATTTGGCAGACGTTATTAATAATGATTCTGCTAAATATGATTTACAAGTTAAAATCAATAAACCAAATTCTGATACAGAAGCTGTAAGTTATGTAGTTAGAGGAGCAAAATTAGATTCACAAGACTTCTCAAGTAGCATTGGCGATAATAAATCTGTAACAATCAATTGGAGCACCCAAATCGGAGGTCCAAGCGATACTAACCACGGATTGTTCATATTCGCTAATAGTTAATATTTAAAAAATATAATGAACCTAGAAAACCCGCTTCGGCGGGTTTTTTAGTGTAAAGGTATATAGGCACAAGGTTTAATAAAGGATAAAGGATTTATGCAAAATAAAGCAGATCTCAAAGAGTATTTGATGTTTCAAATACATCGAAATGTTGTTAATTTATATAAAAGATATCTTAATTTAATAGAAGACATCCAAGAAGATCATACTAATATGTTAAATAAATTAAATAAAGAAGTAGATTTACAGACGTTAAAAAATGTTGATTATTTTGATGATAATAAATATAATTATTTAAGAAAGAAAATACTTGATCTTGGGAATGAAACTATTCGTGAGATTGAAAAAAACTTTGACTTTCTTAATATAGAAATAAAAAAATGAAAACAAAATATTTTAATTTTACGCCAGAAGCTATTATTTCTGCTAATCTTGATCTACAAACCACACAAAGAGAATTAAAATTTAAATTTGGTTTCAATTCTTTAAAGATAGAAGATATTTCTAGTCCAAAAGTAATTAATAAATACATGAGTTGGAATGAAGAAAAAAGAAATGATTTTATTGTAAAAATTGGTGGTAAAGCAAACTTTAAAAGAACCAAAGGATTTATTGAATCCAAGATAGGAACATTAAATGAAAACAGATAAATATATTTACGAATTCTCAATAGAAAATGAAACAGAAAAAGAAGTTCCAGAAATTTCAAAAAATGATAAAGGCGAAGAAGTAAAAATACTTAAAAAAGTTAAAGAAAAATCTCCAGTTTATTTTAGAATTCTTCGTCCAGATAGAAAAACTTTTGAAGAGGCGGAACTTTTTTATGGCGTTAAAGTGTCAGAAGGAATTAGGCTTGGGTTACTTACTAAATCATTGATAGCTAAAAGATATCAAGATGACGGCGGAGCTTTAAGTGAATCTGAAAAACAAAGATATGCAACTCTATATGTTACGTTATATGTAAAGCAAACCGAATTAGAAAAACTTCAAGCCAATTTAACTAAACTTGAAAAAGAAGAACAAGAAGCAAAAATGAAAGATTTGTTAAATGAAATACTTAACATTAAAAAAGATCTAGCTAATTTAGAATTACAACAATCAAGCGTATTTGATCAAACAGCAGAAAATAGAGCAAGAAACCAAGTTATATTATGGTGGGTTCTTAATTTATCATATGTTTCTTATGATAATAAAATAACATTTTCTCCAATATTTAAAGGTTTAACATTTGAAAATAAATTAACGGCTTATGATTTAATTGAAGATCAAGGAGATGATGTGCTAAGTGGTGGTATTAGAAAATTAGCTTATTTTATTAGTTTATGGTATATGGGTAAAGCTTCAACAGAAGAAGAATTTAAATCTTTAGAAGAATTTTTTGATTCATAAAAGTGAATGAAATACTTAAAGATATCAATTTTGTTAAAAAACTTTATAAAGATATAATTAACGAATATTCTATATATAAATTAGAAGATAAAATATTTTATTTAAAACACGTAACAGAAGTCGATTTGGCTAATGTTTATGAAAAGTATATTGAATTTTTTGATAAATCAAAAAGCATGGGAATCTTAGAAGAAAAAGACAAATTAGATTTATTGCACGAAAAAAATATTTGGTCAAAAGAAAAAGAAAATAGAAGAATTAAAATTAGAGATGAAATTAATCTTAATATAGATACCAAGAAAAAATTAATTATTGCATCTCAGCAGAAAGAAATAGATAATAAAATAAAAGTTTTAGAAGAAGAGCTTCTTTCTATAGAAAAAGATCGAGTCGAACTTTTAGGAATAACTGCAGAAGAATACTCTACAAGAAAATCAAATGAATATCTTATATACTTAACATTTTGTAAAAATGAAAATTTTGATAAATATTTTGATTCAGAAGATGATTTTTTTAATTTAGAAGTAGAAGATTTAATCAAATACGCAAGTTTATATCAAAATTTTAATAGTTTATTTTCTGTTAAAAATCTTAAAAAAACAGCTGTATCAAGTTTTTTTATGAATATGTTTTTCTTATCAGAAAATAATCCTTATACATTTTTTGGTAAACCTTTGTCTAAATTAACTTATAATCAGATTAATCTTTTTACATTAGCTAGAGGATATAAATATAATTTAGAAAGAACAGGAGATTCTCCGCCATCTTCTATTAATTCTTTGGATGAATTAGTCGAATGGTATGAAAATAGGTCTTTAGTAACTAAAGAAAAAGAAAAAGACTCTGGAAAAGAATTTTTAGGTAAAACTTATATTGGAGCAACAAAAGAAGAGCTTAAAGGCATGTTAGATTCAAAAGATGAAGTTATTGATTTAGTTAAAGAAGCAGATAAAAAGGGTGGAAATCTCTCTTTTGAAGAAATACTAAAAATACACGGCGTTAAATAATATAATATTAAAATTTAAGTGTAATTCTATTAGAGGATTACTATGGCGCAAGGTGATAATATCATTATTGATGTACTGGGGAATACTAGGCCCCTAGAAAAGCAGATTGAAAAAGTCGCTAATACTGCTTTAGTTTTAAATAGTAAAGGATTTTCTCAACCATTAGGTAAAATTAATGGTCAATTAGGCGAATTTGAAAAATCATTAGCTGCATCTAATGCTCGTGTTATTGCATTCGGTGCTTCAGCAGGTGCAATTTTTGCTGTACAAAAAGCTTTTTCGGAAACAATTAAAAGCGTCATAGATGTTGAAAAATCTCTTACAGACATTAATGTTATATTAAATGCTAGTTCAAAAAGTTTAGCTTCTTTTGGCAATAGTTTATTTGATATAGCTAAAAATACTGGACAAAGTTTTTCTGAAGTTGCTTCAGCTGCAACAGAATTTTCTAGACAAGGCTTAGGTATAGAAGATACTCTAAAAAGAACTAGCGATGCATTAGTTTTAACTAGATTAACTGGAATGGGAGTTGTCGATAGCGTTGAATCTATTACTGCTGCGTTAAATTCATTTAATAAAACTAGTATAACATCAAATGAATTAATAAATAAATTAGCAGCTGTTGACGCTGGATTTGCGGTAAGTTCCGCAGACTTAGCGGAAGCAGTAAGAAGAGTTGGTAGTTCAGCGCAAGACGCAGGAGTAAGTTTAGATCAACTTATTGCGTTAGTTACTTCTGCTCAGCAAACTACAGCTAGAGGCGGAGCCGTAATTGGTAACTCATTTAAAACAATTTTTACAAGACTACAAAGAACTGATACTTTAGATGCATTAGAAGCAATCGGTGTTGCTACAAAAGATCAGCAAGGTAATATTTTACCATTAATTACTATTCTAAATAGTTTATCTAGTACATATAGTAAATTATCTGGAACACAAAGAGCTCAAGTCGCAGAATTAGTTGGAGGCGTATTCCAAATTAACGTATTAAAAGCTTCTTTAGCAGATTTAGGAAATCAATACTCTATATATTCTAGAGCTTTAGAAACTTCTAATGGCGCAACAAATGAAGCTAATACTAGAAATGAAGAATTAAATCAAACATTAAGTGCAACAATTAATAAAACTTTAGCAAATTTACAAAAATTAGCAGCTCAAGCAGGTAATATAGCAATTGCTCCAACTCTTAAAAATTTATTAGGTGGATTAAATACTGCTTTAGAAAGTTTTCAACCAGAAAGTGAAGATATTGGATCAAGAATTGGTCAAGGTCTTTTAAAAGGAATAGGAACTTTTTTAGGAGGCCCTGGAGTATTATTAGCAGCTTCAGCTTTATTTAAAATTTTTGAAAGATTAGTAACATTCTCCGCAGACGCATTCAAAAGTTTAACAGGTCTAAATGCTAAAGCCGCAGAACAACAGGCGCTACAAACACAAATTTTAAATTTAATTGGTAGAAATCCTCAAATTATTGAACAAATTAATAGTGGAAATATAAATACTGCAAGTTTACATAAACAAATTTTAACTTTAATTGAACAAGAAACTGCTGCTATGCAAAGACAAGTTGCGGTTGCAAATGCTTTATCAAAAAGTTTGATTTCTTCTGGAGTTAGAGTCGCTCAAACTGGACCAATGAGAGGAATTCCAACTAAATCAGCTGGATTTATTCCAAATTTTAGCGCTAGTCAAGAAATCGCAGGAGCATTGGCTGGTGGTTATATGCCAGGAAAAGTAAAACAAACTTTTATTCCTAATTATGGAATGGTAACTTATAATAGCGCAGAAAAAGTAAAAAAATTTAATGGATTTAATCAACCAGCTATTATGCCTCCTCAAGGTAGTCAAGCTGGAAAAAATTATAAACAAAGTTTTGAAAAAGCTCACGGATTTAATCCCTATGCATGGAGCGGTTATGTTCCTAATTTTGCTAATTTAATTCCTCCAGCAGGAGCTATGACAAATTTAAAAGGTGCACAAATTGCAACATTAGCTAGAGGAGGTAGTATTAATTTGCCTTTAGGAAAAAAATTTCAACCCAATGAAGAGCAAAGACTTTATTATTCTCAATTGCAAGAAAGTAGAAAAAAACCAGAATCAGAAAATAAAAGAGGTAAAAAAATAATTCAAGCAATAGGACAAGATTTTTCTATATTAAATATAGGCAATAGTGATTTCGATGAAATAGCAGGTAGAGAATTAGCAAAAGCAATTCAAAGAATTGCCGTAACATTAATTAAACCAAATACAAAAAAATTACCTTCTGCAGATACAATCGTTAAACAATTACAGGCTGATACTTCTGCCTATCCTCAAATTATGGGAAGACTATTTGAATCTTCTATAAATGCAGCTATTAAATTAGATTTAAATAAAAAGAAGGGCGGTGGGAGTGGCACTTGGGATTATAATGGAACTAATTTTGTTAATGATCAAGTAAATCAATCCTTATTTGGTGGACAATTAGCCGCTATGCAAGTACTTCCTTATCTTGACGCTAAATTAAATGCTGGTAGTAGAGATACGCTTGAGAGTATAAGAGGCAAAATAAAAAATACTCCAGCATTAAAACAAGCTTTAATTAAAGCTGTCGAAAAAAATGAAAAAATAGTAAAACTACCATATGGAGTTATAAAATCAAAAGGAGATTCGAAACCGATAACATTTAGAGAACAGGATCTTGCTCATGATGGATTTATTCCTAATTTCGCTGTATTTAATCCAAATAAACATATTGAAAGGGGAGGCTTTATTGGAAGATCAAATAAATCAACTGCTCAAGGTTTATCAAGCTTAATGTCTTTAATGGGAATTCCTTATTCTGGACCTATAACTAAAGAAAATTTAACTAAACTTTTTTCTTCTAAAGAAAATAAGAAAAAACTTTATGAATTTTTAAAAAAACAACCGATATTAATTAAACAATATCCAGAATTATATTCTGAAGTAAAAGATGGAAATCATAGATTTGAATTAGCCCAATTAGCTGGAATTAAAAATATACCAGCTCAATACTCGGCAAAAGGATTTATTCCTAATTTTTCTGGATTAAAAGAAGCCATAGGGAGAGAAATTTCTTCTGGTGTTCCCGCTTCTTCAATTAGAATCGGAGCTTCTTCAGATTTAGCTTCAAATAGCAATCCTTTAGGTCTTGGAGTATATAATACAAAAGATGAGCCTAATGGATTAAATCAAGGAATTAATAGATATGGTTCTAGATCTGCAGCGAGAAAAGCTGGAGCATATGGTGGTTATATACCAAATTTTGCTGCAGCAGCTGCAGTCTCACCACTTAAATATATGAATGCTCAAGGAATCTATGTACCTCTAGCAACAATGGCGCAACAAGCGAATACTTTAATAGCAAAAATGAGCGCATTAGGAACTTCTATTTCTAAAGTTAAAGTAATATTTGATGACAATGCTCTTCCACAATCAGTTCAAAAATATAAAGGAGGATTAATACAAGCTTCTATAGGATTGTCTTTAGCTAGTGGATTATTACAAGAAGCAACCAAAAATTCTCCAAAATTATCAGCAGCAATAGAGGGATTTAGTTCTACTTTAACTTTAGCAGGGACAGCGGCCCAAGTAATACCTGGTAAATTTGGAATTTTATCAGCAGAAGTTCTTGCTATTACTGGAACATTTGGAACGATAGGTAATTTATTAAAAGAAAAATCTACAAAATTAGCAGAAAAAGCCGAAGAATCTGGCCAAACATTAACTGATTTTGGAAATAGTTCTCAAAAATATGCTGATATATTACAAAAATTAGAAGAAGCACATAAAGATCCAAAAACTTCACCAGATACTATAGGAAAATTAAATCAAGATTTAGTGAATGCTGCTCAACAAATTCCAGAAGCTTATAGAAAACAACTTGTATCTATAACTAATTATACAGATTTGCTTGATCAAATGTCTAAAATACAATCAGATTTAGCTAATGAAGAATCTTATTACAAAGGTGCCGCTGGATTTGAAGATATATTAAATAAAAGAACTGGAAATGAATTTGCTAGATTTTTTGAATCTCTTTCATTTAAACCATTAACAAATCCAAGAGAATCCATTGGAGGAGGAATAACTGGATCGCCTTTAAGCTTTGGTGAACAAGAAAGATATGCAAAAGTTTTTGCTCAAAAAGGTTTTGAAAGTTCAGACGCTAAAGAAAAATTAAAACAAATGCTTTCTACTGGAGGAATGGATTTATTTAAAACAGCAAAAAATGCTTCATATAGCGAAAAAGATTTAAAATCTTTAGGATTTAGGCAAGACGCTATAGAATCTATACGTAGACTATCTGAGCAAGGCGGACCTAAAGGCGAACAAGCAGCTCAACAATTAATACAAAGTATTTTAACTAAATTATTAGAGGAAGTAATCGGTGGAGAAGAAGCTAAAAAATTAGCAGATGAAAGAGCGAAAGAAGTTGAATTAATAAACAAAGATAATGCAGAAAAACAAAGAACGCTTGATTTAGAAAAAGCTAGGCAAGATGCATTAGATAATTTTTATCAAAGATTAATTCAAATCGGCGATATTCAACAAGAATACAAAGATAAATTAGCCTTTAATACTGAAGATATTCAACTTCAAAGAGCAAGTGGATTATTAGAATATAATCGTAGCTCTATGGGTCCTCAAAGCGCAAGAGAATATCAAAATTTAATTGAAACGGCTAAACAACAATTAGAATTTGCTCAAAAATATAAAGATCAAGAAACAAAAGCTCGATCTGATGTTTTACAAGAAGGTTATAAAACATTTTTAGATCTTAAGAAAGAAAATGTCCCTGGTCAGACTCCAAAAGTAGATGTACAAAAATTAAATCAATTTCAAACAGTTTTAGGTCAGCTTGCAACAAGCGGCAAATCAGCAGATCAAATTGGTCAAGAAATAACTAATTCATTTAATCAATTTTTTGGAGGAACTGCATACGGAAGTAAAGCTATAGATCTTCAAACTCAAGCGAATAATATTTTAGCAGATAATCAAAGAGCCTTATTAGATTTAAATGCTCAACAAATTAAACAAACAGAATTAACAAGAATCAACAATCAAATTCAAGCAGCCTCAATACAAAAACAAAAAGATATTAGATCTTTTGGAGGTTTAGAATCTTATATTAATCCTCAATCAAATAGTACAATAGATTCTTTAATTACTAATATTCAAGGTTTAAGAACTCCAGTTGGTGGCAGAGCTTCAGCGGGTACATTACTAGATACAGTAAAAATGTTTGGAGGAAGTTTAGAAGGAATGAATCTTGGATCTTTAAAAGAAAGAGCAATATCTGGAAGAGCTAAAGATATAGAATTTCAAACGTCAGCAATAGCTAGATTATTAAGATCTCAAGGAGAATATGGTTTAGCTGGAGAATACAATAAAATTGGAGCAAGATCAGGTGAAATAGCTAGAACTCAAGTAGAAGAAGCGATTCAAAGTCAAAGAGCAATTTTAGATATTAGTAAAAATGTTGCTTCTATTAATGCTAATTTTAGCGCATTTAGTAATGGATTAACAAGGCCAAACCAAACTAGCGGTTTACCAAATCAGCCAGGAGTAAATTTCCAAAATACATCTCAAGCATTAAATAATTTAACTGCTGGAATGTCTCAAATAGAAATTAAAAATACAGATCTATCTCTTAAAGGTAATATTGGCGTAGAGATCAATCAATCAAATGGACCAATTGAATTTACTGTTAATAGTGAATCTATAGATAATATTAAAGAAAATATAACAAAAGAAATAGAAAACTCATTGAGCACATTAAAAACAGATTTAGAAAATCAAATAAAAGACTTAACAAGTAGCTTTAATGAAAGAATTGTTAGCGTAGGAGGTCAAAGACTACCACCAACTAAAAAATAACATATGAGCTATATATTTGAAAACGCGACTTTATTAACTTATGATTTGAATAAAAATTATTCTCGCGGGGAAAATTTATTAATAAGCACTACTAAAAATTTAAAATTAAATGGAATTTTATATAACAGATACACAAACTCAGACGCACAAGGAGTCAAAGAAACTTATAGTGGTATTTTAAATATATTAAATAACAATACTGGTCAATATGAAGAAATCATAGTAAATAATTATAATCTAGGGCATGGAAGAATAGTTAACATCTCTTTTCCTAAAGAAAATCCTATTTTTGTTGAAGACTATGTTTATACTATAGAAATAGTAGAAAGTGGAAATTTTAATACATTTCCAATTGATAGCAAGCATGGATCTGGATTAAATTCAATTGATAGTAAACTTTTAAATCTTTCTGAGACTTTAAATTTTAATCATCTTCAAAATGGAAAGTATTCATATGACCATAATCTGGATATTCAATTTTATAATGACGAATCAGATATAATTTTAAAATCTAAAAATTTAGCAAATTCTATATACAATGACTCTGGAGTTTATCTAGGTTTATTTGGAAAATTTTCTGGTTTTTATAATGATTTAATGTTTAAGCAAAATGTTATACAAGAAAACTATGATCTAATTAACAAATCTGCATCATTTCAAAAAAATATACAAATTGATGAAAATTATAAAACAGGTTATTCTTTAGAACTCACCAATACTTCTTCAAGAAATGCAGAAGGCGTTCTTACTGTAACGGAAAATGGAAAAATTTTAGGACTTCAAAATACAGACGAATATACAGCTAAAAAATATTTAAATACAGAAATTTCTGGTTCATTTGAAAGGTGTAATGCTCTTGCATTAAATTATTATTCTTCTTCGGTTAATAGGGAAGCGTTTACCATTGGCACAACTTTTGATAAATATACTAATAGTTTAAATTATAATATCTCTTATACAGATAATATAAATTTTTATAGCGGCTTAATTCATATGTATGAGATAACCTTAGAACAAGGAAATGATGGAATTAATTATTATACTAGAAATGGGAATGTAAAATTAACTAGCGCAATTATAGGTCAAATATCAAAAACATCAGATGCTTTTTTAAAATTTAAAAGTACATATCAAGAAGCTTTAAATAGTTATTCAGATTATAAACCAATAAATACTTCAAATGATTTAAATTTAATTTATTTTGGAGATATCAATAATATTACTTATGGGAAAAATTTTTCATATAGTATTAAAAAAACAAATGATAATTTTTTAATTACAGGAACAACTGGAATTGCAAAATATGTTAAAAGATTAGAAGTTGGAAATCAATACGATGATTTATCTTTAATGACAAAAGAATATATTATACCAAATAAAGATAATAAAAATTTTTATTTTAGTAGAGGTCAAGGTTACGAACAAGTCCAATTATCGAATACAAATTCTTCTATAAAAGGAATTTTAAAAAGACCAACTGGAAATGCATTAATTTGGGGAAATAATTTTATTGATTATTATATGTCGGGATTAAAAGATGAGGCATTAAAACGTATTGAAAATATTGGACAAGACCATATTTTAAATAGCGCCGCCTTAACTTATGATTCTAATTTAAATTTTGGATTAGATTTAAATATACTTTCGGTAAAACCAAAATGAGCATTAATGTAATAAAATATAATAACATAGAAATAGGTTCACCAACTCCGTTTGTGACGCTAGAAAGAAGTCATGTTTTTAATGGCCAAAAATTAGGTAATATAGATAAAATTAAACTAATTGGTCAACTTACTGGCAGATATTCTGATCTTACTGGTTATCAACAAGGACTTATAAATAAATTTAATCAAGATTTTAAAACTTTTGAAATATATGAAGTTACAGGAAATGATTTTATTAATTTAAGTAAAATTTATGAAAAAAGTGGAGTTATAGTTAATTCTATAAACTTTAGTGAAGGAGTTTATAATGGCATATTGAAATATGAAGTAGACTTAATAGCCAAAGATTTTAATTATAATGTACAAAACCCAGTTAATCAATTTACAATAAATAAACAAAATAATACATTAACTTTAAATCATAATGTTTCTGCTCAAGGCATAAATACATCATCAACTAATTATTCAAATGCCCTAAATAATGCTATAAGTTTTGTTAATCAATTTACTGGATTAAATGGCATTCCTAATCTTTATATAGAAGATAATATTGGTAATCCAGAGTCAATAACTGTATCAAATACAAATGGTTATGATGGAATTTATAATAAAAGTTCATTTGGAGAAAGAGTTATTTGGACTAATCAATCAAATAGTAATTATATTATAGAGGCTCCTAGTCATTTTGCTTCTGAATATTGGACTTTTTATAATAGTACTATTGAAATGATTTCAACAAATCCAAGTATAAATCCAGCAAATATACCTGTTTCTAATTGGGACCCATCTTTTAATATTCAAATAAATAGTGGAAATTTTATATTATTAGAACAAAAAGAATCTATTAATAGAATAGATAGTACTTATTCTATTCAAGAAACTTATACAAAAGATTTACATGGTGATCATGCTAATTATGGAATCTTAAAATATGCAACAGAATATAATTCTGGCGCAGAACAAGATGTTGTCAATTTTTCAATAAAAGGTGAATATTCAGACTCTCCAATAAATGGAGATTTTGATCAATTAAGATCTAATTTTAATTCTAATATTAAGCCAAACTTATTTTCAAAATTAAGCGGAAATATAAATTCATTTTATAATGGATATATAAATCCAATTCCATTATCTTATACTATAAATGAAAACTCTGGGGCACATAGTATTGATTTTCAATTTGAATATGATAATTTAAGTTTACCTAATCCTTATATATCTTATACATCTAATATTTCACGAGATGAAATATCTCAAATAATTAGTATAAATTTAAACGCAGATATCATCGTAAGAGGAGGATCTTTGGCTAGTAGATATGCAATTGCTCAATCAACTTATTCAAGTGCTGTAGGAGCATTGAGTAGTATCGCTACAAATTTGTATAGTGGATTTATTGAATTTAATTCATATGAATTTTCTTATCCTCTTAGATTAATAAAATTAGATACAAAAAATAATAAATCTTTAGGAAAAGTTAGTTTATCTGCTACTTTTGATGATAAAGAAACTCCATCTTATGCAGCAGAAGCAGATTATTCAGTAAACAAACAATTACCAGTTTGGTATTTTAGTCAAAATCCAACTTTGCAAAAAAATAATTATATATTTCAAGATTTTGATATATATACTCCTTTAAGATCTAATTATGACATAAATGTAAAAACAAAACCAGGCGGTAATGTAAGCCCAGAAGGTATTGGATCTGAACTTTTAGCGCCACCTGAGGGCGAAATTATAAATAAAAAATTTGATGTTCAAAAAGAAAAAGACGGAAGAATTAGAAATACAAAAGCTAGTATAGAAATAATTTCAAAAGCATGGGATGCCGTATTTCCAAAGTAAAGGATGTAATATAATTTATGCAATTACAATATTTAAATAAATTCTTAAATGATAATTATATTGATACTGGTATAAATTGTATATTTTATAATTTTGAGCAAGGTAACACTTCTGGATTTTTCGTTAAAAATTTAATAAATTCAAATATAGATCAATATGGATTAAAAGATGGAGAAATAAATTTAACATCATTAAAGTCTAATACTTTTAATTCTGATGCAATATATAGATTTAAATCTGCTACAAATAATACCTTAGCTGAAATATTTAATCCAAATCAATTTGAAATATATGGTAATGATGCATTAATGATAAATAATGAAATATTTTTTACAATAGATCAAAATACTTGGACTTATAATGATTTTGCTACAAATGCAAATAATTATGTTATCCCTGCAAATTCTATTTTACGATTTGATACAACTACAAATAAAAATATATCAGTTAGCGGCGGAGCATTTATTGTAAAACATAATAGCGATAAATATATTATTCAAGATTATTATCCAGGATTTCTTACTAATTGTTATGATAAAAATTATCAATATACTGGGATGGCTTATTTCGAAGGAAACGATAGATTAAAAGTATCTAAAGATTTGTCTTCTGAAAATTTTAATTTAATGTTAAATATAAAAAGTTATGGATGCAATCCAGATTATATAGATATTGACGTTGAAGATTTAAATAATCCATATACAATATTTATTCAAAATGAACCTTATAATAGAAGTTTTTCTTATATTTCTGGAATTAAATTTTCTGCCCCAAGTGAGAAATATTTAGTTTTTAATAGAAGCGGCTTATTTGAAGATTATGGAAGTTATGGAGATTGGTCATATTTTGATGGATCTAATAATCAATTGATAAATAAAGGTATTATAAGTAAATTACCAAAACAATTTTTAAATAAAACTGGTTCTGTTCCATCTGATTTTTTATTAGGCAAAGCTCAATCATTGATAAATCTAAGATCAAAAAATAATTCATCTTATCCATTCGATATAAAAGTTGCAATTAATAATAATTATAAATTAATATTTGAATTTTCTGGAATGTATAGTGGAAATTCTATTAGATTTAATAAAATTTGCACTGGAGAATTAAGTAACCAAAATATTATATCTTTAAATGGTTATGGAAATACTATTTCAGTTTGTTATCATGATTTTTTAGCTAATAGAAATTATTATGAATCAATTAATACAACTTACAACTTTTTAAATCAAGACAAAGAAATATATATTGGTAATAATTTTAGTGGTTATAATGGAAATTATTATACTGGCTATAGAGGTTTATTAAGTGATGTTTTATTGTTTACTGGTAAATTTTTAAATCCAACTACTGAGCTTTCTTTATCTAAATTTTTTATTAAAACTGGAGAACATACTGGCTCTCAAACTATTATAGAAACAAATTATAATCTTTTATCTAGTGGATATTTAACTACTGGATATATTGGTACAGGAATAACTGGATATGAATTAGTTGAAGCGCAAAAAGTAACAAATTGTTCAGATAATTGTATTTTTTATGTTAAGTCTGGAATAACTGGTCTTTTAACTGGAGAAGTAATTCGATATCAATTAGTGCAATCTGCTTCTACTTCTTCTATTCAAAGTGGAATTACTATACAAGATTATGATTCTGGCAATGCAAATCTTTTTAGTAAAAATTATCTTATACTTTATAAACCTGTAGACAATAAAGATTTTATAGAAGTTCAAAGTTATGAGCTTTTTGATAACCTAAGAAGTACTACTTATAGTTTAGGCGGAAACGTTTATACTTCTGAAACCAATTTAAATAATAATAAAAATCTTGTATTTTTTAATGGAGTAGATATAATGTCTGGATATTATAATATTAATAATATTAAACAATTTATAATTGATCCTTATAAAAAAGATAATAAAGATAATGTATTTTATAAACAATTTCCGCTTAATAGTTTTGAGCAGAAATTTGACTATATTGGACAAAATGAAATTTCAGGAATTGTTACTCAATCTAGCGGATTAAATTTATTTTTAAATGGTCAAAAATTAATAAATAATTATAATTATCATTATTTATTTGAATATAATTTTGGAGATTTACTATATTATGGTGATAATTTAACTTATTATGGCGATAATTTGACTATGACTTCTTATATTGCATTAAATAATAGTACTTTATTAACGACTGGTGAAATTTATATATTAGAAGATAATGCAGTGAAATCTATAACAGGATCAAATACTGGATTCTTTGATTTAAAACCTAATTATGGATCAGATATGGTATGGCTTAATGGCATTTTACAAAAAGAGTTTGATGATTATATATTATTATCTTGTAATAATGACTCTATACAAGAATATCAACAAAAATACTCTAAAGAGCAACCAATTTATGTATCTGAATCTTATAGATTTAATGCCGTGTGATTTTAGTGTAAATTAATAAAGGAATAAGGTTTATGCCTAGGCAAAAAATAGAACAGGTAATTATTGGTAATAATTCTCCAGGAATGTTTGCTGGTGGATATATTTATAATATCAAACTTGACCTCGGTTATTCTCAAAATTTAGATAAAATAACAATAAGCGTTGTAGATGGTAATGAAGTTGCATTAGGAGAAAACCGTGGATCAATTAGTATTGGCGGCCAATCATTTTTAGATTGCTATTTAATTTCTTCAGAACAAAGCGTAGCTCCTGGACAAAATATAATAAATTATACTTTTACAAGTAAAGCTTTTAATTTAGATAAAATATTCGTTGGTTTAGTCAGAAGACATTGTAGCCCAGATGGTTTTAGTGAAACGACAAAAACTGCAAATATAAAAGCAAAATGCCCTTGTAATGGAACTGTTGTAGAAATACCAGGAACTGTAACTAGAGCTGAGCTGCGCGTTGGTCATAAATTGGCTGGTAGTTTACTGTGTATGGGCGGGGAAGAACCTAATAGTAATAGTTGCGATGTGCCAGAAGTTTATTATTCAGTCGAAGAATTAATTATTGGTCTGAATGATGCTTTATCATACGCAGGTATTCATTTTTCATTTGAATTAATTAATTATAGAGATTATAAAATAAATTACACTGGTACAGCAAGAGAAGTTTTATCTAATCTTTGCAGAGATATAGCTGCAGATTTTTATTTTGATTGGACTAGTAATACTGTAATAATTTATGATTTATCTAAAGGTATAAATAGTATACCAGAAGTTCCTAAACATATATCTGCGTCATTTTCTAAATCAAGCACAATAGAAAATACTTATGCTAGTTTTTCTACTGAGTTTGGTTTTACTCCAGGTGGAAAAGTTCAGTCATCTTCTAGTCGTTCTAAAAAACTAATATTTACATCTAATATAGATTATATGACTCCAGGAGATCTATCCGAGGAACAACAACTAGCTTTAATTGGAGCAATTTTAGGAAAAATTGATGCAAATGCTAGAAAACTTTTTTTTATGAAAAAAGGATTATGGGAAAGAATAGGACTTATTGATATGGATTTAGATTTAGATCCAACAACTATTTTTGAACAAGGATTTGATGTAAAAACATATATAGATTTTCATAATAAATTTAAAGATCTCGGGGCTAACCCTGTTTTTAAATTTTTTATTGAAGATCCAAAATTAGAAACTAAATGGCAAACAGAAGAAGAAAACATATTTAATAACTATGGTAGAATTTTTTATAGTAGAGATCCATATCCAGAAAATAAAGATCTATGTTTAGGAAATGGTAGATCATTAAAAATTGATACAAGTTATGACCCTGAAATTCAATATTATGGAAATAGAGCTTATTTTATTGAAAAAGAACCAACTTATTGTCCTCCTTTAGAAAGTTTATTTTTTTATGGTAATTTAGAAGATTATTTTCCAGTTTATATGGATTATGCTGGGCAAGTAAGGTTATCTATTTTAAATGCTTTATCTTTAACTGAAGGAGAAGGAATTGATTCAGCATTTCAAGAAGGAAGACTTCTTCTTGCTTTAGTTCCAGATTCAAATTCAATACCGCTTAGTGCAGAATTTAGCGCTTTAAATAGTAGCAAAAATGGCTGCGAACCTCGAATTTCAAATGGACTTTATGTAAATAGAAGTAATACAGAAAACACTTCTACTGATCCATGCGCAGGACCATGCAGCGCTTCGGCAGAAGATGAAATTTGTCAAAAACAAAATGATTGTGGATATACACAAGTATCTATAGTTCCTTTGCCTGGGCATGATTCAAATACAGCAAGTAGTATAAAAATAACATATAATCGCTCATCTCAAACCATAGTATTACCAGTGAGACAACCTTTTTATGGTATAGAAACAAAAAATATACAAATTAGTGCTCCGTTTGAAAGCGAATATCAATTTAATGGTGGAGTCAGAGCGATAGGGGATGTAAAATCAGCAATCCCAATGAAAATAAATGTTGTTACAAATGATATTTCTAATGATAAAGAAAATGCAACCATCGATCAAGCGGATTCACGACCAGAAGAATCAGTCAGTATGAAAATAATTGGTATTCAAAATGCTCTTAGTATGCCATTATCACCAAAAAATGGCTTAAGTTCTTTATCTATGTATATTGATGAAAATGGTTCATTTGCAGATTTAACTTACAGAACTAGAGCTCCAGAATTACCAAGCAAAGAAGTAGCCTTACAAAAAATTAGAGCTAATAAAATAAGTATAAGAAACTAATTATGAATCTTTCTGGAAATAATACTTTATCAATTAGTGAACAAACTGGAATATCTTTTTTAGTTGATCTTTCTTTAAATAATATAGATGGAAAATGTAATTTGGGATTTAAAGAAGGCCCACTTACTAAAATATATCCTCATTCTGTTAATAATACTTTTTATTATGATAATTTTTATATTTATGAAGGAGGATCCGTTAATACTATAAATACAGTTTTTAATAGTGGGGAATTTCAAGCCAATAATAGTGAGCCTTACGCTGATGTATTACTTATAAACAATGGATTTGGTTTCATATCATATTATGTTTATGATGATGGTTTTAATGGGCAAGTTAGTCCAATCGAATGGACTACAGATGGAGAAATAGGGTCTCAGAATAATGCTATAATTTATCCTGGAGCTATTGTAGCTATAAAAAGTTTAACTAATAAAAATTATACAATTTCAAATCAAGCTATTATAAAAAAACGACATGATCTTAATTTTCAATTTACAAATGGTAAAATATTTGATCCAACAAATAAATTAATTTATACTTATAATGCAAATGAAAATATTAAATTATCTGGAAATATAAATTCTAGTGGATATGATTATTATATTAATGATTATTATTTATCTAATACAAGTTCAAAAAATTATGCAAAATTTGATACATTTTATTTAAATACATCTGGATGTATAGCTTCTACAGAGCTTTATATAAATGGAGATAGGCCAAGTTATAAATTAGATTTTAATAATTTTTATTATGTAAAAGAAAATATTACTGGTTTTGTAAGTGGAGATCCAAATTTAAAATTTAAAATTTATAGCGGCGAAATAATTTATCCTTTGAATTCAAATTTTAATATAAATGTAATTCCATCTAATCAAGATATTTCTAATCAAAAATATACTATAGTAGTAACTCCAGATTTAGATACTACAAAACAATTATATTTAGACAAAACTGGTAATTTTATTTTTGGTTTATATACGAATTTTGGCAAAATTTCTGGAGTATTTGAATTAAATAGCCAATATTTTACAACTGGTTATATATATGATTTTAATATAAATAAAAATTCAGAAACATTTTTTACTCAACCTGGACAAGTAAATACTGATTTTTATGTTTTAGGAGTTGATTTTGTTTTTGGAAATGAAACTGGCTCATATTCTATAGATAAAAATTTATCATTTCTTTTTGAATATGCTTCTGGATATACAGGGCTTTTTACAGAAGAAATAAATATAAATACTGGAATTAACACAACATTAACTGGCTTTATAAGTGGATCAGGATATTTATCTAAAACATTTTTTGTAACAGGAAGTGGTATAAATTTACTAAATAATAGTATTGTAACTGGAGAAATATATTCTGATGTAAATCAATTTGTTTATTTAAATGGTTTTGTTGTAAATGAAATTAATGTTCAAGCTTCTGGTGGAACATTTTTTAGTCAGACAGTAAGCGGTTATGATAGTGGTATAAATTTTGGACGAGCTTTAGGTTTAAATGCTAAAGGAGATCTTGCGATTATTGGTGCACCAAATTCATTATCTAATAGTGGATTAGTTTATATCTTTAATAGTTCTAATAACAATTGGAATCAAATTGCTGAATTATCTGGAGAATTTAGTGGTGATCGTTTCGGATATTCTGTAGCATCTAATGCTTCTGGAAATAAATTTTTAATTGGAGCGCCTTACGCAGACTCTGGTAGTGGAGCAGCTTATATTTATAATTTAAATAATGGAAATTGGGATTATCAAAGAATTACTGGTAGTGAATTAAATATCGTTTTGAATACTCCGCTTTTTGGAAATAGCGTTGCTTTTAATAAAAATGGAGACGTAGGAGTTATTGGAAGCATCCGAGAGCGCGAATTTGATGGAGCAATTTATATATTTACTGGAAATAATATAGATTATGATTTAAAACAAAAAATTTCTGGTGATCAGGATATGAAAACGCAATTTGGCTATTCAATAGCTGTTAATGATTCTGGAAACGTTATTGTTGCTTCTCAACCTTATGAAAATTATGGATCAGCATATATTATTACTGGTAATAATAATAATTGGGGAAAGTGTAAAAAAATTTATCAAGAAAATTTAACTAGTGGATTTGGTTTTTCAATAGATATAAATAGTAATGGTAATTCAATAATTGTAGGAGCCCCTTGGAGTAATCATTACTCTGGTTTAGCATTTTTATTTACTGGAAATGGAAATGATTGGAATATATCAAAAACATTTAGCGGAGATGGTAGAACATATAAATTTGGTAATTCTGTTGGAATAAATTCAAATGGGAATAAAATAATAATCGGCGGGGCAAATTTAATAAATACAGATTTAATTGGTAAAACTTGGGTATATACTAGTAATAATAATTGGGAAAAGGTAAATGAATTTACAGGTAATTATAGTTTTGGATTTACCAACTCATTAAATTCTACTGGAAATATATATTTAATAGGAGACTTAGTCAATTCTAAAACTACTTTAGTTTCAGATAATTTTTATTTTTCAAATATAACTGGACAAATTTCTGGATTTGCTGAAAATGGAATTTTATATTATGAAGATAATTTTATTACAAATATTGATGGAACAACATATACTGGAGAATATATAGATTCAATAATTGCCACTGGAATTGCAAGTGGAAATTATAGCCTTATATTAAATGGATTAACAGATATAACTTATGAAAAAACATTTACTGGAACATTTAATATTATAACTGGATATTCTTACACAGATTCTTCTGGTAATTTAATTCCTACTGGAAATATAAACTTCCAAAGTGGAAATTATATAACTAATGGAAAATATACTTCTGGATCTTATTTACCATCAAATATAAATAAAGTAAATATATTTATAGAAAAAAGAAATTTTTATGATAATTATGCTATGTCTGGAAATTTATATATTACTGGTAAAAATTTAATTAATAATTTAGTAACTGGAATCAAAATACCTGTAATATCTACTGGAATAAATGCAATTGTTCCAGAAAATATTATAATATTAATACCTTAATTATGGAAAATCTTAATTCATTAAAATCAAAAGAAGAACTTTTAGCTGAATATAATAAGATTATTCAATATGTAGAAGATGCTACTACTACAGGACGACCACAGCCATGTCCAACACCTGGCGCTAAATGCTCTAACATTTTTGATGTACAAAAAGATAATGGAGAGGTAATAAAATTAACAGATTTCTTTTATACTCCACTTGATAAGAGCATTAAGTTTAAGTTTTACGCAGAAGATTTCATGTGTTGTAATGAGCCTCCAGATACAGGCGCTGATGTAGAGTCTTGTACGGCAACTATCGCAATAAATGGAGAACAGTTTACTGCTTATGGTGTAGCTTATCCTGGTAGTAGTTTTTATCTTAATAAATTTCAATGGCCTAATTATTGGAGTCAATTAGGTTATCCAATAGATGGTGGTCCATTAAATCCCCTTGATGTATGCGTTTGCGAAAATCAGATCAAACCTACTTTTTATTTACAACGTGCAATTTCATATGAATTATTTCTAGAAATTTTAAACTCTCCTCGTGAACAATTTTGGGGATGCGAAGCGCCCGAGAACCCGCTTTTTGCGCCGTATTATAATTGGGGATTTGATATTCCTATACAATTTATTAAAGATGTTGTTCATAATCAAATTCGTAAAGGATGGTTTAATTTTGGTGGAGATAAAAGAAAAGCTCAGATATGGGTACATACTTCAGCTCACACTAGGATTTGCCCAAAAGGCCCATCTGATGTTGTTGTATATTGGTCCAGTTCAGGTAATTTTACTTTATCTAATATCCCTTTGCCTCCAACACCAACTCCTACTCCTACGCCAGTAAATGTTATATATTATCCTACAAATTATTATATTTATATAGAAAATAATAATGATATAGGCCCAAATCCAGTTTTAGTTAGTAGAAGGATAACTCCAAATGTTGAATCTGGCTGTTTGAATATTGGAAATATTTGGACAAATGCTGTATTAAGTGGAAAATGGTATCTTTATCGCGGAACTGGATTTCTTCCTAATGATTATCTTCTTGTTTGGAATAGTACTGCTGATAGATGGGAATTATATATTGTTAATAAAGATTCTGATGGCAGCGCCTGTGATGGTCCTAAAGGATATGTATCTAATTTATCTTTAATTGATTATTCTTTTTATCCTCTTCAATCCCCTAATTATATACCAAAAGATGGATGGACTAATACTATTTTATCAATATTTGTTCCACCAACTCCAACCGCAACTCCAACTACCACTCCGACTACAAATCCAACGCTTTCCGCTGATATTGGGCAAATTGAAATTATAGATTATTCATATAGAGCTGGACAAAGTTCAAAAACGAATGGAGATACTCCATCTTTTACTATTACTGGTTCAAATTTATATGGATCTGTAACAATCTCATGCGATGAAAATTATAACGTTTCATTAGATAATATTAATTATTCTAATTCAATTATTCTTGATCCAGAAAATGGAGCGGTAAGTCAATTAATATATGTAAGTTTTGACCCAATAACAACAGTAACTACTGATAAAAATATAACAATAAGTAGCCCAGATGTTACATTAAATATTCCAGCAAATGGAAGAGCTTCTGGATTTATTGAACCAGGACAGCCTGAGATTATTCCTGGAAATTCAGAAGTAAATATAAATTGGAGTGAAAGTGGTGATGGAGATTATATTATAGTTCTTGCTTCTACTGTTAATTCTTTTACAACTTTACCTAGAAATATGCCAATTGAAATTTTACAACCAAATAAAATTTATGGACAAGGAGCTCAATTAGGTTCAGCATATGTTGTATATAATGAAAAAGTAAAAACTGCATTTACTCCAATTAATTTTAAAGTTACAGGATTAACAAATCGTCAAACTTATTATTTTAAAATTTTTGTAGTAGCTCAAAATGCAGATATTGCAGTAAATGATAATTTAAATGTTAGCAGTACAGGTAAAATAATAAAAGCTAAACCTTTTGGTATTTTTAATAATATTATTACTCAATGGAACTTTAATTCCTCAGATTTAAATCCGTCTACTGGAGAAGGAGTAGTTCAAGTAATAGGAATTAATACTGATTATGGTTTTATTGCTGGCTCTTTAACTGACCCATTAGGACCAAATTACAATTCTAATAATAAATCTTTAAATTATTATGGATCATCTCAACCAATATTAAATAATTCTTCTGGATTACAATTTTCTATAAGCACATTCAATAGAAGAAATATTATTATTTATTGGGATAATTATTTGAATAGAACTTGTACAAGATACATAAAAGCTCAATATACATTGGATATTACTGCAACCAATCCAGTTTGGATAGATTATGTAGCTCAAGTTGGCGATGCAGATTCAATAGAACAAGGTTTATATAAACAAACTAGCGCTGATACTTGGAGTTATCAAAGAAAAGCAGATTTAAGTTCTATATCTGGGGTAAATAATAATTCTAAATTTGGTTTTCGTTTAGTAGCATCTTATGCTCCTGGACAAAATGGATATCGCAAAGTAGATGGGACAGATACTAATATATATTCTTATTTTAGAGGAAACTTTAGAACTGATATGGTAACTGCAACAGGAGAAATTATAGATCCCAATATTATTGTTCCTACTCCTACTCCTACATCTGCTCCTACATCTACTCCAACTCCTACATCTACTCCAACTCCAATATATCCTGTACCAACTCCTCCTATTCATGGACAATTTTATTTTTCAAAAATAAATCAAAAATTATGGAGATCTTGCAAAATAAATTGTAAAAGATATTATTTAAAATATTTTGACATTGGAGCAAAAAGATTTTTTAATCAAAATGTTCCAGATAAAGGATGGTTTTTATATTTTAAAGATGATTTATTACAAAGTCCAACTCTTGTATCTTTTAATTTAGCTAATGATGTTTCATTCCCTTATTCTGGTTGGATAAGTCTTAATATTTTAAATTCAAATAATAATATTACTTGTGCTGAAGAGGCGATTTGTACGCCAACTCCTACGCCAACATTTACTTCTACGCAAACTTTGACTCCAACTCCTACGCCAACTTTTACTCCAACTCCAACTCCAACTCCAACTCCTACGCCAACTCCTACGCCAACTCCAACTCCAACTCCTACGCCAACTCCTACGCCTACGTTAATATCTTCCATTGTTCCATTAGAGCTTTGGGTTCGTATAGCTAGTTATGAATCGGTTCAACAAGGATGGAGTATATCTTTTAACGGTATCCCAATAAAAAATGTTGGAAACGGGGATCATGATTCATTAACAATGTCTCCTGGTGGATGTTCTTCAGCGTATTTGAGATATAAATTTTATGTAGATTTAAACTCTGGAGATCAAAGCGGTTTAATTGAAATCACTCCGATTAGTCCTTTTGTTTATGGTGAATCTTATGGACTTTGTAATTATGTAGGACAAGCATCTATAGTAAAATGCGTTGTTGAAGAAGATCCTGGGGCTTTTATTGATGAATGTAATGGACAACTTGCATATTGGCCAGGAGGATTCTTCGGTGTTTCATTAGATGGAGGTCGTACAATATGGGGTCAATATCCTGCTCTACCATTTTCTTGCACTTATAATTGCGCATGTCCATATCCTTTTACGCCAACTTTGCCACCAATTCCTACGCCAACTCCGACTCCTACACCAACTCCGACTCCTACACCAACTCCTACGCCAACATCTATTGTTCCATTAGAACTTTGGGTTCAATTAACAAGTTATAATTCTAGTATTGGATCTGAACAAAGTTGGGTAGTATCTTTTAATGGTATGGTGGTAGAAATTTTTGGACCTGAATATGAATCTTATGATTCTCGCGTTATATCTTATGGGCCTTGTAATGTTGCATGGTTTAGATATAAATTTAATGTAGATTTAAACTCTGGAGATCAAAGCGGTTTAATCTCGGCCGTACCGATTTCGCCGTATTTTTATGGTCCATCTTATGGGGGTTGTTATTATGTAGGAACAGTTATGTTAGTAAAATGTGTTACGCCAGATTTTGATTCATATAATGTTAGTGATGCATGTGGTGGCTTCAATTTTGGTTTTCCTTCAGATAATGAAAATCAAGTATATGGAATTATTTTAGCAAATGATATTGGAGGATCTGCACTAAGCACTTGGGGAGGCCAATATAATATAAGGCCTCCAGCAGGAGTATATGGAATATATAATTGTGGATGTTCATATACTCCAACGCCTACTCCTACTTTAACATAAAATTTAATAGAAAATTATGGCTATAATAAAATTTATCCAAGATCTTAGTAATGAATGTTGGGCGAATTACCAACAAAATGGAAATGTTTTAAATTTAGGAACAACTACATGCCCAGTGAATTTATTGGAATTACAATATAAAAATAGTCCCAATAGTATACAATTATACACAGATTCAGGTACAAATTTTGCATCATTAAATACATCAAATTATACTGCAGGACTAGGAACAGACGCACAAGCATCATACTTTGAACTTTTAAATTCAAATGACCAAGGAATTCAAATATTAACAGAACAAAATGGGTCTTATATTTTAATAAATAAAAATACTAAAACAATTTCAATAAATACAAATGATTTAAGTTCTGCTGAAAATGAAGCAAAATTTAGAGAAATTAATGATGGTACTTCAGATCCACCTTATGTAATGTGCACAAAACCATTTACTGTTGGAAATGCTAATAATAATTTTAATCCAGTAAGCGCTGAAATAAGTAGTTTATTTGAAGCGGTAGGAGCACCAGCAAATTCTGATTGTTTTGGTGCCACTGGTGCAACTGGACCAAGGGGAGCTACTGGAGCAATTGGAGCTACTGGCGCTACAGGTCCAGTCGGAGCGACTGGAGCAACTGGATCTGGAGCTACTGGCTCAACTGGCGCAACTGGATCAAGTGGAGCTACTGGTGCAACTGGAGCTACTGGATCTACTGGTGCAACTGGACCAAAAGGCGCTACGGGTTCAACTGGATCAACTGGATCTACTGGTGCAACTGGAGCTACTGGTGCAACTGGAGCTACTGGATCAAAAGGAGCCACTGGATCTACTGGTGCAACTGGAGCGACTGGATCAAGAGGAGCTACGGGTTCAACTGGAGCTACTGGATCAAAAGGAGCCACTGGATCTACTGGTGCAACTGGAGCGACTGGATCAAGAGGAGCTACGGGTTCAACTGGATCTACTGGTGCAACTGGAGCGACTGGATCAAGAGGAGCTACGGGTTCAACTGGATCTACTGGTGCGACTGGATCTACTGGTGCAACTGGATCTACTGGTGCAACTGGATTAACTGGGCCAATGGGACCTTTAATAATAGGTTCTACTGGTTCTACTGGTGCGACTGGATCTACTGGTGCAACTGGAGCTACTGGAGCGACTGGAGCGAAAGGAGATACGCTAACTATACAAGGGAGTACTGGCGCAACTGGAGCGACTGGAGCAACTGGGCCAAAAGGCGCTACTGGTGCAACTGGATCTACTGGTGCAACTGGAGCTGGAGCCACTGGATCTACTGGAGCGACTGGAGCAACTGGATATATAATTGGGGGTAGTTTTACTTATGGAGGAATTTTATTTAGACCTAGAAGAATGTATGTTTGCATAGGAGGACAAATGAGATATATTTATATATTTGCAGGAGTACAAGGAGTACAATAAATGCCAAATGTTTTAAAGCAAATTCAAGATCTTGGAAATGTATGTTGGGATAAGTATGTAAGTGGTTCTGAATTAAATGCTTTATATATAAATAAAACAATAGATGGATGCTCAGTAAAACAAATAAATTTTAATTCTAGTTTTCCAATACAAACTGGAATAGATGGATATTTTAATACAAAAATATTTACTGATTATGAAAATAATTATTTTCTTCAAAAAACAAGCAGTAAAGAACATCAATTTTCTATTAATTTAAATACTTCTAATCAATCTGGAAATTTTAAAATTGGTGATTTATTAAATACTGATAAAAAAGTATTTAATGAAATAAATTTGTATATTGATACAAATAAAAGTAATATAAACTTTTTAAATTCTCGTACAAAAAATATATCTATAGATACATCAGATATACCAAATGAAAAAGAAGCTAAATTTAGATGCATAAAATTTAATCCAAATGAAACAGAACAAACTTGTATAAAAATATTATCAACAAAAGAAATCATTTTAAAATGTTGTGGTCAAGGAGAAATTGGATTTGAAGGTGGGGGTGGGGGTGAAGGTGGAGCAGGTGGTGGAGGAGGAGGCGGAGGTGGAGGTTCAATAGGCATAGGAGGACCAACAGCTTTTGGATCAGCTGGAAACATAGGTATTGATGGTCCTATGTATATTGGTGATGGGCCATCAGGACCAGATGGGGCTCTTCTTAAAGGAGACGGGGGAACTAATGGAATTGATGGAATAACATTAAAAGGCGTGGATGGGTCAAATGGAGATGGTATTAGTGAAAGAGGATCTGATGGTGGCGGTGGATCAAGTGGAAGTCCATCTACAATAATTGGATTTAATGGTATAGAAGGCCAAACTGTTAAAGGAATTGATGGAGGCAACGGACAGGGGGGGTTTTCTGACAAAGGATCTGATGGATTTGGAGGAATTTCTATAGGAGGAAGCCAAGGTCCTAGAGGTCCTGCGCCTAATCCAGGCTTAGCTCCAGGAAATGGAGGAGTTAAGGGTGAAACTCGACCATATTCTGATGCTAGGGGTGGATCAGCTGGACAAAAAGGACCCTTGGATCCAGGACCATATGTTAATATTCCAGGAAGTCCAGGACAAGGGGGAGGCAGAGGAGGAGGCGGAGGCGGTGGCGATAAAGGTGAAGATGCATCAAAAGGGGGTGGTAGTGGAGGAGCGGGTGGAGGGGGTGGATCGATTGGTTATCTTGAGGGAATTTCAAAATATATTGGATTTGGCGATATTACTTACGCACCAAATGCTCAAAGAATTTCTGTTGTTGGTTTAACTGGATTTTTAAATCCTTATAATAAGAATGATACTACCAATAATCCAGTATATGGATCTGGGCCAGGTCTAGTAGTTCCTTAATTATTTAGCTTTTTTAATTCTATCTATAAGTTCAAAGATTTTTACTTTTGGAATATCATTTATAGTATTTAAATTTTCAGCATTATCAAATTTTTCTTTTATTAATTTATTTTTTAAATTTTCAAAAGTTACACCTCTATCTTTCATAACTTTTTCTAAAAGAACATGTGGAGAAGTGGGATTATCTTGAATAGTTGACGCTTCATCAAGTAATTTAGCATCTCCTAATTCTTCTTGGGATACAATATTAATTTTAAGAAAATTACGCACACAACGAACAAAAGCTCTATTTTCTGCAATTGCAGCTAAGAAAAACCTAGCAAAAGATTTTGTATTATTAGATGTAGCATCTGCAAGAGCTTCAAATATAATTTCCCTGCCATCTGTTTCATAATTTGGAATCCAAGTTATACGACAACTTGTTGCAAAATAATTTTCTGTTGCAGAAACTACATTATATTCTACTTTTGTATAACCACGAATTTGAGCCAATTCTTTAATTCCTCCTAAAAGGATAAGAAGATCTTTATCTTGAAGTTTTGATACATCTGTCTCTTGAGTTTTTTGTCTATTAGGCACAAGATGTTCGATTTTAACCATCTTACGCCAATTTATTGTACCATCATCATTAAAAATATAATTTAAATTTGTATCATCAATAAGACCATATTTATTTCTTGTGATAATATTTGGTGGAACTACTTTTGGAGCATTTAAATCTAATGCAATATTAATATTTTCAAGTTCTTGACTACCGATAGAGATTGTTTGTTGATTATCTTTAATTTTTGGACTCATCTTATGAGTATATCACTTATATTAAAAATTGTCAATAGTGAAAATATGCAAATCTTGAAGATCTTCCCAAAATAATTCATTATCAGTTACTTCTTGCGAATTTTGCAAATTATTTAACCATGCGTATTTTCCATTAAAAGCGCCTTTTGATGAAAAATATATTTTAGCACATCTAAAAAAGATTTGCTTATTCTTGGGAAGCTCAAAACTTTTTTCATTTTTATTCTTTTTAAAAATTAAACCATAATCCATATATTTGAATTTAAAAGTATTAATAATTTCTTCTGTTTCTTCTGATAATAAGGTATATTGAATATTATTATTTTTGATAAATTTAATAAAATTTGGATCATTATCTTGATCTAATATGTATACTATTTGCAATATATTTTTCTTATGATTAATTATTAATTCTGAATTTATTGATTTTTTAGTTATTATTATACATTTTTTATGAGATAAAAGGTTATTCAATACAGCTTCATCAAAATGCAGGTCCATTCTTACTATTAAGTTGGGAGTATTTAAAACCTCGATATTAATTGGGCCGTCTGGAATAACATCTAATGTTCTATTATTAAAATTATTACCAATAAAAAGAGTATTAATCATTTGAGGATATTTTATATTCAATAAATCTAAAACGCTTCTACCTACTTCTTCTGGATTTATAGAATTAATAGATTTATGAGTTTTATTCGCGCCATAAAATGGTTTTGTAGAAATTTTAGGATACAATAATCTTTGATTAGATTTATCTCCCCAATATGGTTTTACATTTTCTAAATTAATATTATAATAAAGAGCTACTATTTTTTTATTGAAAGAAGAAGCTATATGATTATTAATTCCATCAACACCTAAAACTAGTTCTGCATTTTTAATAATATAACCTAAATTTTGAAAATCAATTGAAGCTTCATCTATAAAAGCGCAATTAGTATATTTTCTAGAATCTTTATTACCAATTTGAATTATATAGATATTTTCTGGAGCTAAGAATTGAAAAATAGCATTAATAACTATTTGCCAATGATCATATTCTGCTCCACTTTTTATATTTTGAGGGTAAAAAATGATATATTTATCATAAGGAATTGGTGAATATTTTTGATAAATTTCTGGCTTATTTATTTTAATTCCGCACGAAGTGGCATATTTTTCTACTAGATGCATAATGAATATTATTAATTATTTAAAGCAAATTCTATTTTTGTTTTACCATTATGAGTATAATCTATCATTCTTTGCGTACCTAAATAAGGTAAAAATGCTATTTCAAAAAACCCTTTATGATCGCCAATCCCTTCTAGCCAAAATAATTGATCCATTTGAGGAAAATATTGAATGATTTTATCAACATATTTATTACCTTTTAATATAGAAAAATACTCTTCTTTTGTTGCAACGTATAATTTATAATCTGGATATTGTTTTTTAATATTCTTGAAAAGGCTTGTAGATAAAAATACATCTTCTGCTGACTCTGGAATTACATAAATCATTCTTTTACCTTCATCGTCTTTGTCTAAAATATCTTGAAAATCTACTTTTTTCATTTGTTGGTTTTCTTTGATAGCAACTTGTCTAAAATAGTTTTCTATATCTTCTCTTTTCATTCCTTTTTCTAACTCTTGCATCCAGTATTGATGTCCACTATCATTTCGATCAACATTTTTCATTTTTAAAATATTATGATACATAAAAATCAACCATTCAGCATTATCTTCTATAATTGGTATTTGACAAAATGGATCTCTAAGTTCTTCGTTTTCTATTGAATTAAAATTAGCCTCTGGAGTATTATCTATAAATGATTCAAAAATTTTACCTATGTTTTCTATAGAGTAATTTTTGATAGTCCATTCTCTTGCTTGTTTGCCAAAGTCAATTTTTTCTTGTGAGCTCATTTTGAAAACTTTATTTAAATTTTCTGCAATTGATTTTGGATTTGTTGAAGCTTTTTTAAATTCTGTTCCATGTTCTCTATATTCAAACCATTCTAATGGAAGAGTTGCGGCTCCATCTACGCACATATCTTCTCCACAACTATAATTTGTTACTAATGTAATTAATTCTGCAAGTTTAGCTTCTTGAATAGGAATTTCTTGTCCACCGCTAGTAAAAGGATGACAATATACGTCCATTAAATTATATATTTCATTAAGTTGATTTTCATCGACCCCAATTGATACATTTGAAGTTATCTGAGATTTTTCAGAACCACAAAATCTACAATTTAAATCATGTCCATAAAAAGGTTTTATTTCATATTGCAAACAATTTTTGCAAATATATGTTGTTAAAATTTCTCTTTTATCTATCCCATATTCGTCTGCTAATTTATGTATATTCCATCCTTCGCCCCAATGAGTATGTAAAAGTAAATAACTTTTAACTTGCGGATTTTCTTTTTTCCATAAAGCGTAACCTTCTAATAAATTTGGAACGCTTTTCCTTAATTGATTTCTGAATACGAACCCAATTATAAATGCGTCTTCTTCTATATTAAATTTTTTTCTAAGTTCTTTTCTTTTAAAGTCATCAAGTTTAAAAAAGTTAGTTGTATCAAGAGGACCGTGAACAGTTTTTACATGAGGATGTCCTAATCTATGTAATTCTTTTGTGGCAAAATCACTCCAAATCCAATAATTTTTAATTCTAGGAGCCTTTTGAAGCGCCGTAGGTAAAATAGGTAAAGAATCTAATGTGGTCCATAAAACTGATCCAATTTTATCAAACCATTTCTTTTCTATTGCAAAATCTATTCCCCAAATATCTTGCGCTGCAATATATACATCTGGTTTTTCTTCATTAATAACTCTATCTAAGAGATAAGCGCCATAACTGGCAGATCTAGCGTTATTAGGATCTTTATTTAATTCTTGTATTTCTTGTTGATTATCTGGCAGAGTTCCTATGCATTTCCAGGGAGTTCTTTTGAGCTCTGGATTAGAATATTGTAATCCACAACAATATTGTACAATATCATATTTACCAGTATTATATAAATATGTTAGTAAATTTTTAGCAATTTTAGCGAATCCAGTTTTCGCTAAAGCAAAATCAGATTGATACAATATCTTTTTTTTCTTCATTCAACTACCAAAGTTCGCTGTCTTCTTCTGTAGTTGTTTCTTTTTCTTTGGTTTCTTTAGGATTATTTTTTAATTTTTTAATCATTTCAATTCTTTGAGATTCAAAAACCGAATCTAAGGCATAACCTAAGAATTGTTTTAATAGTCTTGCTTCACTAAAATATAGTCCAATTAGATAAGATTGCTTATTTTCGCTATTTTGCTTATCTGATTTTGATACCATATATGAAAATCCTACTTGCTTTTCATCTCTAATATAGGGAGCGAATTTAATTTGGGTAGTTTGTTTTTCTGAGGTATGATAAGCTGAAAACTCTGCATTTCTTTCAATTGCGTCTAGAATTCCAGCCGCTTCTGTTAATGAAAATTTAATTTTTACGCTTTTATTAGGATTATTTTGGTTGTCTGAAAATGAGCCTATCTTCTTTGACTCATTCCAAGAACTTTGTTTAATTAATGAACTCCAAATCGAGCTATCTTTTGCATTTACCGAGAAGCTACAAGCTGTACCTGTATTTTTACTGTTTGGTTTATAATATGTAATCATATTATGAATGATATATTATATTTAATTAAATGTCAACCTTTTTTATTTCACTTAATTTCATATATATTTCATGGTCTTGAATAGCTACTAAATCAGCAAATATACAATCTTCTTTTTTAATGCCTTTAACTATTACAATATTTCCTTCTTCTGGATTTTTACCACCATTAAGATTTTTACAATTTTCAATTTTATCATTAAATAAAAGCACTGTAGCTAATCCAGTTTCATCCGCCACCTTTAGCCTAAAATATTTAGTTTTCTTTTCATTTTTAGATGTTCCAGAATAGGTTTCCTCTACTTGGCCAATTAATACAGCTTTTTGATTAAGTGATAAATCTTGAATAGTATTAATATATTCTAAATCTTCTCTTTTTTCTGAAAAGATATCTTTTAATGTTCTTTCATAACTATAACCCAAAAGCTTTTTCTCATAATACCAATTAGCAAAACTTTCACTTTTATTATTTTGATTATATATTTTTAAGTATGGTTCATATTTCTTTTTAATTGTTTCTAATCTAGTGGACTTTATAATAACTTTATTCTTTTCATCTGTGAATTTATTAAGATGTTTGATAATTCGTATTAAATCAAAATCAAATTTTTCAGCAAAAGATATTACATATTTCTTTTCTTTTGCAGTTAAGATGTTCCATAATTGAGCTTCTAAGACAATCTTGCTTCTGCTTTGTTTAAATCCAGTTAACGCTCCAGCTTGAATTAATGAACATAATACTCCAATATTTAAATCCGCTTCTTCTGCGGCTTGAAATATTTCAAATTTATTAGAATATTTATTTCTAAAGCTATTTAGTTTTTCAATAGATTTATCCGAAATACCTTTTACAGAAAGCAATCCGAATCTAATATCATCTCCTTCTAGAGAGAAATCCATTTCAGATTTAATGATATGAGGTTTTAATAATTTAATATTAAAGTGTCCCATCTCCTTTTGAATCTTAGATATTTCTCCAATTGGATCTGGTTCATTTCTTGTCATCTTCAGCAAAGACAAAAAGAATTGTTGAGGATGATTGAATTTTAAATAAACTGTAATAGCGGCCAAAGCAGCATAAGCAATTGAATGTGATTTATTGAATGAATAATTAGCCGAGTCTTCTAGAATCTTCCATAAAATTTCTCCTACTTCTTTTGGAAGTTTATTTTCTTTTATTTTAGATTCAATTTTCTTTTTCCAAGTTTTGATCTCTTCAGTTTTCTTTTTACCCACAATTCTTCTCAAAATTTCTGCTTCATCTAGAGTAAACCCAATTTTATGAGCCATTTTCATTAATTGCTCTTGATATAACGCTACTCCACCAGTTTCTTTTAAAATATCATCAAATAATGGATGGATACTTTCGGACTGTTGGAAATTAGTATGAGCTGCATATTTATCAACAAACTGCAAAGCCCCAGGTCGGGCTAGCGCCAAAACTCCACTCAGCTCTTCTAAATTCTTAGGCTTAACTTTTTGACAAACTCTAAAATTAGTATCTGCTTCAATTTGAAATAATCCGTGCGGAGACTTCAAATCTTGTAAAGTTCTATAAATAGATTCATGATTTAAATCAATATCTTCAATATTAATACCAATGCTTTTGCATACGTCATGTACTACGGATACGCTTCTTAAACCTAAAATATCAAGTTTAATATTAAATAAACTAACCCAATTCATATCAAAACTTGAAACTGCTTCTTTATCACTTGAAAACTCAGTTGGACAAACTTTATCTAAATCATGGTATGATAATAAAACTCCAGAAGGATGAACGCCTTTATTTTTAATAAGATCTCTTAGTTTCAAAGCTATTTCATAAACTTCTTTATTTTCGTCACACCATTCTTTAAATTTGGGAACTTCCTCATATGCGCTAGTGATATCTTTTACTTGTCCGTACAATTTAGGTATAAGTGAAGAAGTATTAGTCATTTCTTCTTCTGTTTTTTCACTTATGATTTTACCGCATTCTTTAATAAGTAATTTTCCACTAAGAGTATTAAGAGTTAAAATTTTACTCGTTTTACCTTTAAATTTCCCTTCAAGATATTCTAGAACTTTATGACGATTATAATAACAAATATCCAAATCAACATCACACATTAAACTGCCATCCAAATATGTTATTCCATCAATAACTTGCTTTTTAGCGCGAATCTTAGATATAAATCTTTCAAAATAAAGATCATATTTAACTGGATCAATTCTAGTTACTCCTACAAGATAAAGAATAAGAGATCCAGCCGCAGAGCCTCTACCAAGACCAACTGGAATATTATTTGTTTTACAAAAATTAATAACGTCCCAAACCAATAAAATATAATCAATAAAACCCAGTTCTTTTAATGTATCCAATTCATATTTAGCTCGATCTACATATTTTTTATATTCTGGAGAATTTTTATCTATCTTTAAATTTTTAAATCCATTTAAAGATAAAGCCCTTAAAAAGTCGTAATTTGAAGAGTCTTCACTTATATTTAAATGTCTTTTTGCTGCTGAATCAATTAAAAATTCTGGCAATCTAACTCCATGCAGACCTAAATCCACATTATCAAACTTTGAGGAAAACTGTTTGTCTTCTAGAAAATTAATCATTTTCATCCATTTCATCATTAATTTTATCAATTTCTTGATTAAAAATGTCTAAACCGCTTGCCAAAATCTTCATTGATTTTCTATCTTTTAAAGAATAAAAAACATCAGCTTTACCATTCTTTTTTCCCTTTTGGATTGTTATTAAAAGATATTCTGTATTAGAATCATCTAATTTTTGTACCATATCATAAATATCATCCATTGAAGCCATATATTATACCTCTACTTGCCATTTCAATTTATTCCATACTTTTAAATTTAAGTCAAGATCATTTATTGCATCGTGAAGTTGATCATAATCATGATCTATTCCATTCTCTTTGCCTAAGAAAGTTAAAGAACTTTTAACATTCTTTTTTCTTGTATGAAAAATTTTATATTGATATTCTGTTAAATTATCTTTATTAGAAAAAGGCATATTATATTTTATACCTCTTGCTAAAGTATTTGTATCTATAAACTTTGGTATAAGATGTTGCCAATTGCATCCCATGTATTTATAGTATTCTTTAATAATATAAACATCAAAACCTAAAATATTATGCCCAACAATATAATCTGCATTATCGAGCCAATCTTTGATTGTTGGGAAAACTTCTTTTGGATCTAGGCCATCTCTTAAAATTTTCTTATGATCATATCTAGTTACATAAGCCGCAGCATCACTTATTTTTAAATTTGTATCCCATTTTATATAAAAGTTTTTTTCATCAACTTTTTGGTCGCCTTTAACTTTAATCATAGCAATTTGCCAAGGTAAATTATGACAAAAATTAAGGCAGAGATTTAACGTCTCGCAATCAATAAATACTAAGGTTTTATTTTTATTATATCTAAGTAAGTGTTCGTCCATATTAATTAAATTTCAATAATTCTCTTTGAGGTATAAACCATGCTGGTTCTCCGTTATTAGGATTTTTCAAAAATCTTTCTTGAATTCCATCTGTTCCTATGATGTAACCTTTTATATTATAAATCGGCATTGATCCAGTTACTAATACAAATTTTTGTTTTAATTTAACTTTATCTTTTTTTCTTAAGATCAAAGATCCATAATCTATATTTGTATATCTAACTTGCCAATCTTGGCCTACGTCTGGAGCATTAAAAGTATTTACTGCTCCTACCCAATCTTCACCAATAAATTTTGCGAAAGCTAATTCTGCTCCAGCTGCTTCAATATCATTTGACCACCAATTACCACCTATTGGTGACCCATGGTGAGACAAATCATTTAGTTCTCTAAAAACGTTAGTCATTCTTCTTTTAACACCCATGATAGCAGCTTCAAGAGCTTCTTCTTTAGATAAAACAATTTTATTTATTTGAGTTTGCATAAATTTTTCCATTCTTCAAAAGAAAACGAATCGCTAGACATATGTTCTATTTCTGGTTTATTTAAAGTCGTTCTATTATTGATGCATCTAAAAGTTAAATAAGATTTAAAATCCTTTTTATTTTTATAATAAATACTCTTAACATTAAAAACTTCTAAGTTGTTTTCTTTTATGAAGTTAAGCATTTTGTTTTTTACTATAAGATCAAATGGTAAATCATTATTTTCTATAAATACTATTGGTTTTGTAAATGAGAAATTAGGTACACAAATAAAGTTCTTTAAAGTATTATTATAAATAAATGAATCATAAAATGGTATGCATAATAAAAGATCATTAGTCCAATTTTCTGCTAATATCTTATAATCAAGCCTAGGTTCATAATAAAAACCTTCTTTTGAGGCTTTGCTATAAAGTTTAGTTAAAAGGCTATATCCTTCGTTATTTTTAAAAAATATAATAACTTTAGAATTTTTTGATCTAGATTCTTCACTTTTATCTTCAATTGATTCTGTTATAGTAATTCTTAAGCCATAATTAAGTTTAATATTATTATTTCTTGTATTTGTATAGGCTTCCAAAAATGAAGACATGTTATCTTCTACTAAGAATAATTCTTTAAGTTTATTTTCTTTGGCTATTTGAATAATTGAATCTGGATAATCGTCAACTTCTGATTTATCTTCTAGAGTTAAAATAGACCTTCCTAGAGAATAATGAGATTTAAATAACGGAATCATTAACAGTAATATAACAAACTTTTAATTTAAAATCAACCTAAAAAATCGTCCTTTGCTTTAGTAGTATTTTCTTCTAAAAAATCATCTTTTTGATTATTACTATTATTAAATTTTGGGCATCCTTGATAAACTCTTTTTTCCACTTTAAATCCTTCAATATTTTTGAATTTTCCATTTAAACTTGACTCTATTATTTCATTTTTATCATTTAATTTAACGTAATATTCATAAGGATCTTTATATGGGCATTTCCATCCACCAACTTGACACATCCATTTATTTTTTGGATTATCTATTGCGAAATTTGCTTGGGCTGAATTTTCATCAAAATTATCAACATATTGATTAATATGCTCTAAATAATGTTCAAATCCTTTAATTTCATTATCATCAAAAGATAATTCTTGTATTGGTTGTTTTGGAAATCTTAAAAATAAGAATTTAACAATAGGCTTTAATTTTGGCCATAACTTTTTACTAGCTAGACTATACATCATGGCTTGGATATTGGCTTCAAGGTCATCACCTCTAAACTTATATTTAGAGCTTTTGTAGTCAATTATATGCATTTCTTTTTTGATTTTAATAGGCTTATCTATAAACCCCTTGATATGATATTTGGGCTCTTCATTTATAATATCAAAGTCATATTCTGGTTTTACTATTTCTCCGCCTTCTCCAAAGAAGTCATTTTTAAGACCAACTAAAATCATATCATTTAATAATTTATAATTACTTTCATCAAGCCCAACTTTTACTGATAATTTTTTAACTAATCTATTTATTGCTTTATCACCACTAATGGCATTCTTTTTTATTATCTTTTTATAGTTTTTAAGATGTCTTTTATTTAATAATAATTCAAAAACTGTATGACATATTGTTCCTCTTAAAGCCCCATCATTTTGACTTTGTGGAACTTTAGTATGATAATTATTCCAATAAACCCAAGAGCAAGTCTCAAGAGTTTTAATTCTAGAAGCGGATAATGTTTTTAAAGGTTTTGTTTCCATTGTAAAATTTCTTCTATTGACATTTCACCAAAATCTTTTTTATTTGGCAAAGCAATAATTAATTGATTTTTATCGAAGTATCTAGATAATCTAGCTTCGGCTTTTTCTGCTCCTATATTTCCAGCCATATTTTTTGCTGAATCATTATTTAAACTGATAAATATTTTTTTCATATCTGTTTTTAAACAATAATTTAAAATACCTAAACTTAAGTTTGTTCCAAAAGTCACCAAAACATTTTTAATTCCAGCTTGCCATAAACTCAACATGTCTCCAATACTTTCTACTAGAATAACTTCTTTTTGATCTTGGATATTTTTTGAATTAAGAAATAATGGATAAAGGAAATCGTTTTTTTCTCCCAAATGTTTCCATTTAATTTTAGATTTGTTGGTAACGTCTCTGCCAGAAAATCCTATAATATTATTATTGATGTCAAATATAGGGAATACATATCTATTCTTCATTTTGCCAGCTTTGGCTACTCCACCTTTAAATTCATATAAAGTGTCTTTGTTTATTTTTCTTTTAACCCAATATGATTGATCGTTTTCTAGTTTTAATAATAGCGATGGATCAAATTTTTTGGTTGATTTTATTACAGGTTTTTGATTTTGAATTGAAGGAGTAATTACAAAATTTTTATTCTTTAACCATTCTTGAGCTTTAATTGGGCTTTCTAATTTTAATGTTAAATTAACTAATGAATTAATATCTCCGCTTATGTTTTCTTTAAAATCCACCCAATTACCTGTATCTTTATAGATTCTTAAAACTGTATCATTATCACTATCTCTATAAAGAGGTTTAGCTCTAAATTCTTTACCGCAATCTTTTAACTGATAACCAAGGTCTGTAAGGACTTGGTATACGCTTATTTCTTCCATTCTAATGCCTCGCTTATAGTTGGGAATTCTTTTACAAAAATCTTTTTGCATTTTTCAGCTATAATTCTATGTTCTTTTTGAGTATTTTGCTCCGTCCTTAATTGAATATAATGAATCCAACTTCTTAAAGAGCCTTTCATATACATAGTTGTTTGAGTTGTTAATGGTAATATCATTCTTGCTACTTCTTTAGCTACTCCATTTTCTATCATTGTATCATAACAATGCTGAGAAAGCGATAAGGATTCTATAAGAAGTTCATTAACTTTCTCGTATGCATCTGTATTTGTTGGCATCAGATTTTCTCCTACTTGTCTATTTTTGTCTCCTTGTAATCGCAATTCAATATCTTCAAATTCATTTGCAACACTATATCTTTGACTAAATTCTTGAAAACTAAATGATCTATGTCTAAGAATTTGCGCTGCAATCCCGCGACTGGTTTTAATCTCAACGCACATATCAACTAATTCAAATGGACTCCAATGTTTATGATTGATTAAAAATTTCAAAAGTTTGGGCGCGGTTTCTACATTCATTTGGTTAGATGGATTACTAACTCTAGCACAAAATGCGACTAAATCTTCTGCGTTTTTTATACCTTTAATTTCTGGTTTTGTAATTGATATTAATTCAACATTCATAATAATTCTCCATCTGTTTGATTTTCATCATTTAATTGATACTGCTCTCTTTGCCTATCGGCTACATCTCTTAATGATCCTCTTTCTTCAATATTAAAATTATTAACTTGATAATTAAGATAATTTTGTGCCCAAACTTCTTTACCGCAACTATCTAGTCTTCTAACTAAGTCTTGATGACCTGCGGCATCTTTTCCTTGGAATCTTGTTTTAGTTGGAATTAATTTATGAGTACCAAATTGTTGACCATCTAAAGTAAGTTCATCCAGAGTCTTTCTTCTAAAGATCGCTACGAAAGAAGCAAACCATTGTAGTCTATCTGAAAGTGAAATAACAGAGCTATCATCTACTACTTCAGAACCTTTTCTATTAAAACTTTCTCCAGTTCTATTCAATTGCATTGCAGTAATAATTGGGCAATGAATTTCTTCCGAAATTCTTTTAAGTTTATCGATCTTGTCTCCAATCGCTTGATGTTCTGCCCAATTTTGACCAACTTTTTCTCCAGTTAATTTAATATAATCATAAGCAATCATCGCTTGATTTCCTCGTCCAACTTTAGATAAATACCATCTACGGATAATAGAACAAATTTGGTCTATGTTTTTATTTCCAACATGATAATGAAAATATTCATACTGTTTTACTTTTGCCCAAGCTGATCTTACTTTCTTTGTCATCTCTTCATTTTTACGCCAATTACCAGTTTCAAGATACCATACTGGAACATCTGTTAAAGATGCAACCATTCTTAATTGAATATCTACTGTTTGCATTTCGGTATCAAGAATAAGAGTTTTAGTTTTATTCTTAACATTAATCGCTGTTTTAAAACAAATATCATTTAACCAAGTTGATTTACCTTGGCCAGGTCTACTAGCTATTGCATAAATATTTCCATTTTTTAAACCACCATACATTCTATTAAATTCAGAATAAGGAGTAATTAATCCACTATCTTCTTTAGGTGAATTACCTATTTCCTCAACAAGATCTTCGACTTCTGCAAAAATATTAATTGGCACATCATTTTCGTCATAAGATGAAATCTTTTTATTATAAATTTGGTCTATATTACCAATAATTTGATCTAAATTATCATCTGAATTTTTAACTACATATTCTTTTAATTTATCTGCTGTTTGAGCAATCTCTCTTCTAACCCTAAGTTTAATTAACTCTCTACAAGCCTCCATCGTAGCTTGCTCTGTAATTTGAGAGAAACTTAAATTGTCAATATAATCAAATATGTTAATTTCGTCTTTAAAAGATATACCTAAATTTTTAATCTTTTCTGCAAGAAGTACTTTATCTACATTTTCGCCTTTGTGTTTTATATTTTTAAATACTGTATATATTGTGGAATGTACATCGTTAAAAAAGTCATTTTCAGTTAAAAAAACATCAATATCCGCAAAAAGGTCTTGATGCCTTAATAACCCACTTAATACATGTCTTTCTACTTGTAATGAATAAATCATCCAGTTTTATATGATACCAAAGTAAAAATTAAAAGTCAAGTGTTTTAATCTTTTTCTTCTGAATCATCAAAATCATCATCTTCTTGATTTTTTCTTGCTATTTGATCTGTCGTTGCTTCTAGATTCAATTGGTCTACGCTTTGGCTCCAAGTATTAACGTAATATAAAAGAGCCATGGCATTTATTTGATTATCAAACTTTGTAAAAACTTGAGGTTCGCCTTTATTTGAAAAATTAAACATTATATATCCACCAAAACTGCATTCATCAATTTGCTTTAACAGAGAGTCTGGAAAATTAAATTTTTTCTTATTTGTCACCACCAGATTTTACACTTAAATAATTAAAATTCCGCATTTTTCTTCTATATATTGTGGTGATAAATTTTTAAGATCATCTTCGTAAAGTTCAAGGAATTTAAATTCATTCATTTCGAGCCATTTTTCTTTTTTGACATCTCTTTTTATGCTTTGAAGGTATTTTAATCGTGAGTTATCGTGGAAGAACTTATTAAAGGACTCATGCTGGTTACCTTGTATCTCAACTGCTATCTTTTTTGTTGCATTTAATATATCTACTTTAAGCATACTTCCATAAACTGGAAACTCTTCATAAACTATATGGTTCTTCCAATAAGGGCGAAAAAAGTCTTTAAATTTAAATTGTAATTTGCTGCGGCTTTTGCCTTCCCAATTTATTAGATAGTTTCTTACATTTTTATTAACGAGCTTGCCGTTAATATTTAATAATCTCATGACGTAAGAGTATTAATAAATTTATTGTAAAAATAATCAACGATTGGTTTATTTTCTTCTAAATAAGACCTAAGATTATCAACTCCTTGATGTTGTTTTTTAAGATCCAGATTTTGCTTCTTAAGTTCTTCGATAATATCGTCAGAAAATGTTACCCATGCTCCTTTTGATACTGCAAATTCCCAAGCAAGAATTTGATCGATAACTTCATATTCTTTCCATACTGACGAACCATCTTTGCGACCATATTTAATTGGATATTGGACTTTTGAGTTTGTAGATTCATTGGTTGATTTTTTAATTGCAATTTTAACGTTATGTCCAATGATTTTATTCTTTACTGGATCATACTTATCATTTGGCTTTTCAAGAATAAGATCTTTATTAAACTTTGGTTCAAATTCAAGAATCCAATTTGCAAAATGCAACAAAGCATTTCCACCAGTGGCAGTAGTTTGACGAATATCTTTATTTGCAGCATAAGGATCAAGTTTAATATCAGATCTAACTTGACTAATGAAAATAGCCATATGTCCACGCTTAGAAAGTGCGAGAGAAATTTTCTTCATTAACATTGATGAGATAACAGCTCCTCCTGCGACTTTCGTAGCTTCTGTCATGCTTTTTTGGGCATCACCTTTGGTCATTAAACCATCAACCGAATCAAGAATGAATATATATCTCTTATTTTCATCATTTGATTGAATAAGGTCTTTCATTAATTCTGAAACTGTTTCAAAAATATTACATTCAAATACAAAACAAGTTCCATCAACCCATTCTTTAGGATCAGTTACAAACTTAATTCCAGAGCGTTCTTTAATCTCTTTACTTAATCTTCCTTCTGCTTTAAAAAGTAAAGCTCTAGAATTTTCTACTGATTTAAGGAAATTTTTTGTTACTTCTAGTGCTTCAGAAGTTTTTCCACCTTCATTCATTCCAATAAATCTATGTAAACCTGGGCATAAACCACCACCTGTAGCTATATCTAAGTTTAAACTACCAGTAGATACTTTATAATAAACTTCATCTTCAAAATTATAATGATCTTCTTTATTATCTTTTAAAAATGATAATAATCTATCTGATGCGCTTGGGCCAGATGATTCAACGACTTCTTCTTTAGGTTTTCTTCCCATATCTTATAAATTCTAACAGAGTTTTAGGTTTTTGGCAAACTTTTTTATCTTCTCCTATTTTATTTTTATTAAGAGATATTTTTTGCTTATTTAAATTCATATTAAATGATTCATATTCTTTTAATAAGAAAGCTTTACCTTCAGCTTTTAAAAACCAAGCTAATGAAGGCGGTGGTGATCCTAATTCTTGTAAATTATCCCAAAAATCAAAAGATTTAAATTTTTTAATTAATCTTTGCGCGATTTTGATTTCTCGCGGCCAGTTAATATTTCCTTTTACATATTTTTTAATTATCATTTGGCAAAGTTTATGATTGCTCACTATATCAGTATATCAATTTTTTTTGTTCTGTCAATATTTCATTTATCCAATAATTTATATCAAGCATATTTAAATTATTATAGTTAAGTTTTGAAATTTTATGATCTATTAAATTTTTATTATTTAAATCTTCTATTTTATCTAAAACAACAATTGGTAATTTTTCATAAAGTTCATAAATCTTAAAATTATCTATTTTAATAGTAATCGGTATTCTATTAGAATAAAGCGTCTCCCATAGTCTATGTGTATCAACCCCATTTCCAATTGGGCAAAATACCATTTTATATTCAAGGATCTTATTAAAAAAATCTTCTAAAGTTAAGTCGTTATCTTCAAAATCAATATGACTTATTTTTTGGCATATATCTTTGCATAAATTTCTATAAATCCAATTTGAATGCAATCTAAAATTTGCATAAATGTATTTATTTGGCAAAATGTTTTTATTCCTATTTAATAATTCCTTCTTTAAAGCTGCATGTTCTCCATGGCCAATTCCATGATTTTCTCTGATTGATTTTTCTTCATTTTCTAGGCCAAGGGGTATAGGAATTAAAATATCGTTATTAGATAAACAATTTGTTGCATACCATTTTTTAATATTTTTTGGAGCTATTTGCATTATATGATCTACCACAGGATAATCCCCATTCCCAGTAATTAATATAACTTCATTTTTTAACTCATTTATAATTTTAAAATCTTCTAATAAGTAATCTATTTTACAAAAAAATATATCTTTCCCATTATGCAGATGCGACAATTTATTAAATTCAAAAAAATTATATTTCATTGTTTATTAATAATTTTTATTTTAGGAAGCATAACAATAAATTTGCCATTATATCCATATTCTTTTAGCGATTTGATTATATAATCTTTAAAATTATGGGCGAGAATTAAAATATAATCTGGTTTATTTTTTTTCAAGATTTTTCTTGAGACTATTTTTAATGGTGTTCCTGGAATATATTTATTTTGTTTTTTAATTGTATCATCTATAACATATTTAAATCTATTATTAATATTTATACAATTAAGATATACGCATCCTTTTGCTGCGGCACCAAAACAAGCAATCGTTCCTTTTAAATTTTTTAAGAAAGTTCTATCTTTTAATATTTTATTATTTATTTTTTTATGCCA